CAGCAGTTTGTAATTTAGAACCGGGGTTCTGTTTGCGATACTTAGCAACACCCTTCTTAGTCATACCGGCACCAGACTTGGTAGGACGCTTCATGCCCCGACCAATAGTCATGCCCTTCATGTTACTTGGCTTTCTTTTTTTCTTTACTGCCATATGTATACCTAAATTTTTTTCCTATATAATTACAAAGATTATTTATGTATTCGTTAAAATCTTTATATTCTTCCTGATTAGGTTTAGTACCTGAAAAATCTATTAAAGTATAATCATCATATCCTTCCCGAACAGATTTATTATACTGTTTTAGAAATTCTTTAGTAACCACGCATAGCCTTACCGTAGCCCCTTACCTTACCGCCCATACGCCGACGAACAGTTTTATTAAGACGACCACCCTTTTTCTGATCAAATTCTTCAAATGCCATTCCTTCATCTGAAGAATCTACTTTAATTTTACCTTTTCCAAAAGGATTATCAATATAACGGACACCCTGTTCATAAGGTTTAAGTGGTTTATTTTTTGGACCTTGAACTGGGCGTTCTTTGGGAGTAACAGGTTTACGTTTAGGACGAGGTGTATCATCTACAGGAACGGGTGTTTTACGTGTAGGTACTGTTATAGATGGTAGTTTTGATAAAGGTTTAGATTCTGGTTTACTGCCTCTAGTTGCAGCCGTAGCAATTATAGCTGGAGGTATAGCTTTTTTTGCACTAGAAGTAATTTTTTTATTCCTAGCAGTTCTAGTCATTTTATCTGCTGCCCTACCTGCTGCCTCTAGCTTACTTCTTTTAGCTGCACCAGTAAGTTGTTGCGTAGCAGGTTTATCAGCAGCTTTTGTTTTTACATTAAAAGTTTGTCCTCTTTTTCCCGGTTTTGGCCCAAGACCTTTCATGTCAATTTTTTCAGCACGTCTAGCTTTATTTGCAGCAGCTAAAGAATTATAAGTTTTATCTCCAACTTTAAACTTACCTTTTTGTTTAGCAGCTTTTGAAGCTTCTTGAATATTTTTAAAAGTTTTATTACTTTTATCATTTAATATTTTATATAAACCAGATCCTGCTCTAACTATTCCCATTACAGTAGGACCAGCACCAAGAGTCATTGCTGTTATACCACCTCTAGGAGTAGTTTTTCTAGAGCCAGCATCTTCTGCTTTTTTCTGTTGACTAAGTCGCATCTGACGAGCAGAACTTCCTTGCCTACGATCCATAAGCTTTTTAAATTTTTCAGGATTATTTTCTTTAAGAGCTTGTTCTGCTTTAGTTAATTTAGTTTCAGCCATAATCTAGTCCTCCACCTTAAAAGCTTTGCCCTGTTCGTAGTCTTCATCGACTACAACATTCTGAGGCGGTCCCATTACTTGCGGCCCCTTACGTGCAGCGCCATATCCCTGTCCAGTGGGACGGCCTACAATTTCATCCAGATTATGTGGTCGTTTAATTAGTGTATGCGGTCCCATCTAACTTCTCCTCTTGCGTTTTTTACGTTGTGCCTCGCTAAGTGCGATGGCTATAGCTTGTTTCTTAGTCTTAACTTTTCTACCAGAGCTACTTTTAAGTTTGCCCTTCTTATATTCCCCCATAACTTTCTTAACTTTACCGGGGCGAGTAATCTGTTTTCCTATAGAGGAACGACTAGTTGTCATAGCAAGCATTTACAAGGTCTTGTCCACTCATATTATTTTTAATAACTTTACCACCATGCCCACGTTTATAAACTTGACCACCACCCATTTTCTTTATAACTTTCTTTTTATCTTTCTTTGGAATAGGAGCTTTATCTTCCATTTCAGTCATTCGATTTATAGAATCCATAACTGGACCCATATTTTCTTCAGGCATTTTAGTTTTATCTTCACCCATAGCTTTACTTATACTCTTACCTTTTTTAAGAGCTATAGTTTTAAATCCTTTATCTATATCTTGGTTTTTAGGAACAGGAGGTTTACGTTTAGGTTTAGGAACAGTTTTATTTTTATTCATTTTTCTTTGAGCTACCCCTTCCTCCCTTTCTCTAAGTGCTTTTGTTAATCGGTTTTTTCTAGCACCACTATGAGGCGACATTCCAGAAGGGTGAGGTATTTTTCCAGCTTTGCCTTTACTTCTATGTGTTTGCTTTTTATAACTTACGGCCATTAGCTTGCTCCTTGTATAACTGTGTTAGGTCCACCAGCAGGAGAGCCAGCAACTGCCATGTCATCCTGTCTGGTACGCCGTGCTTGATTACGAAGTTGATCTATTGCTGTTTGATACTGCTGCTGCCAGACAGGAAGAGTAGTCCAATCCTTCATATACATAGTAGCTTCTACCATGCATCCGGCAAAGAGAGCATCATAGCAATACTCACTAAAGTAGTTTGTTGTTGTTACGCTGGTTCCCGTAGAAGATGCAAGGGCAAGTGGCTGTGACTGTGATTCTATTTCTACTGTAAGTACAGAAACTGGGGTAGGAACAATCTTAATACTTGAATTGTTTTTACGTGTATAGTACCGGGGTGTCCCGGTGGAAGCACTTACAGGCCAGTAATCATTTACATACTCTGTTGTTCTCTGCAAAAGATTAGTAACAGAGGTGCCATTGCTCACAACAAAATTAACATTGCGTACAATCAATGCTCTATCATTTAAAGGAACAGCCCCTGCGTTTCCACCAGAGACTGACACACTATTATATTCATTAAGACCTACATCGTCTAGGTCTTTGACAAGTCTAAATTCTGTCTTCTTGACAAAAGCAGATACCTGCGTAGAAAACTCCGCAGAGTCATTCTCCGTTGTATTAACTAGGTCTGTTTTTAAATAGGAAAAGTCAGGCATAACTAGCCAACATATAGTGTAATAGTCGGTGCCATAGCCGCAGCGCCAGAAGTCGCAAGACTTACAATACCATGTATGCCTACTCCCATATCTCCTATATAAGTATCCTGTGAATCAAGAGCAGCAACACGATATCGAATCGCAGTACCTGTTGCCGTTTTATTTGTAATCTGCTTTGTACCTTTAATGATAATATCTCCAACAATAGTGGAGTAAACATGCATTGCCATGATACGGGTAGTTGAGGGTGTTGGACTACTTCCTGTTCCCTCATCACCAAGTGTTAGATTAGTATCCACATAACGGAAGCCAGTTATAATAGCACCATCACTGCTAACATTTTGTGCTACTTTAATATTAGTTGCCATTCTCTTCCCCTTTTAAGAGTAAAGAGAGAGTGACCGAAGTCACCCTCCCTTACTTGGTAATTAACCAGCACTACCGTACCAGCCACGCCAATCGGAAACACCGAAGCTATAACGCTCCCGTGCCTTGAACCGAAGGTTGCCAGTATCGAAGTCTGGTTCCATCTTGGTCTGAAGCGGCGACCGAACGAACATCTTCGTGCCATTCGGAACATCCGTTTTAACAAACCATGCATCCGTATCAGTAAAGCGACGGTTAATGAAGAAACCTTCAGGAACCATGCCCATGTGACGGGTAGCGTTGATGGCGTTGTTGTTCGGATTAGCCTGTGCAGCACTCGTCTGAGTGTTACCGGGGCTTGAAAGAACACGATCTGCAACTGCCCAGTAATCAACTGGGATGTGCAGCGAAATGGCGCTTGCACCAACCAGAATACCACGATCATCTTTGGTCTTCTGAATGGCAGTAAGTGCCGTTTCAAGAGTTGCTTCTGACAGATCAGCCGCACCAAGAAGGTTAGACTGAAGTCCATCAGAAATCGTCGGATGAGCAGCCGAGAAGAATGCCGCACCATCACCAATAGTTCCAGAGAAACCATTGTTGTAGATGTTAGCGGCTTTTACCTGCTTGGTGTTTGCCATAGCACGGGCAAGACCTCTGGCACGAAGCTTCGCAAACGTGTCATACAGGTTATCTTCCATAGCTTCTTCCGTAACAGCAAAGGCAAGAGCAACGGTTTCGGCAGTATACCGAGCCGTGTAGCTTTCCTGTGCATCGTCGTAAGAAACCGCAGCACCCTCACCCTTGGTGGGTGCAGTGCCAAAGCCGGTGAAGAGGACTTCTTCTTCAAAAGCTCTGTCCGAATTTTCTACATCATAAAGAGGCTCATGTTCGTTGTTAACCTCTCCATACTCAATCCCGAAAACAGCGTTAAGACCGGGAAGGAGTTCTTTGCTAATACTAGCTCTATTAATAGCCATAATAAATCCTTCCTATTAAGCCGTTGACGCCGAGGCCGTCACAAAACGATCACGGTGATGGTTAAGCCATACTTCTACAATCGGGAAAGCATCCGTATCTTTTTCATCTGGATACTGAGCCTTACCAATAACACGTACAGCAGCAGCAGCCTCCGTACCAGACGCACCATCAAGGTAGTAACTGGACTGACCCGTTCTGGTGTTACCGGAAGAAGCCGTGGAGCTTACGGTTACATTGTAGTTTTTGACAATAGCCAACTCTCCCGCCGAAAGCGACAGAGAAGCCTGAATGTAATACGTCTGATCTGGATCAGTGATTACAAAGAATTTAATGTCCGTGGCAGACACTCCCCCCGGCCAATACCGAGAGAATTTCTGTTCGCCATTTTCAACATACTGACAACCCATGAAAACCCCTGAAGGCTTTAGAGTTGCAGCAATGTACGGTGAGATCGTTGCAAAGTTTGCACCCGGAAGAACAACCGGATCACCAGTGAAAATGCTGTTGGACGGCGACTGCGCCTGACCCGTAGAGGTCAACGTAATCATATCCGTGACGGCTTCATTATTGTAGCCCCCACTCTTTTTGCGAGCAGGAATGAAACCACGAAATGCTTTAGTAGTAGACATGTTTCATCTCCTTAATTATGAGGAAGTTAGTCCTGAAAGGACGGTTGTCTTCCCCGTGTTGTGACAGAACGACTCGTATTAGTAATAGGCATACGAGAGTCAGAACTTTTCATCAACTGAGCATTAACTGCATCCATCTGATCATTGGCCTTACCCTCATAAAATTTCCTACGAGCGTTCACTTTACCGGCTGGCATTTTAACCAAGGCTACATCACCTCGACACACAGAGCCTTGATACCTGCCTTCATCCCTCACGAAGGATGTGATAGACATTTCGGGAACTTCCTCTGGAGTCACAAACACCCAACCTGCCTGTAATTTCTTACCAACATTTGCAATGTCATCTTTACCTTGAAGGGAGACTCGTATCCAACGTAACGCCATGCCTTCATTATCAAAACGTGCTTGCACATTTTCTGGAATGTTTAGGGCATTAGGCTCTTCAAAGGTCCACTGATCTTCTCTAGTATTCTGTTCTCTTGTTGTCTCACTACGTGATTCATTTCGTGTCATATTCTTTCCTCCACGCTTACGTATTTACATTAGTATATTCGCCGTCAGCCTGAGTTACCTTCAGCTTTTCGGCGGCATACTGTTCAAGTGGGATACCCCATTTACTAGCCAATCTCACGTCTTCTTTTGAGAGTTTGACTTTTTTTCCTGCGGACGGAGACGAGCGTGAAGCCCCCGAAACCACTTGAGCAGGTTGTGACGTGACTGAGTTATTTTTTTCCTCAGTTTCCTGCACACGATCTGAAGTTTTACCAAAGGCCACTTTAAGCCGTTGGTCAATTTCTTCATAAAATTCTTCATCATTTGGATCATATCCTTGTTCTTTTAATTCAGCATCTACTGCAAGAGCCGCTGCTGTCTTAACTGTATCTTGTCCAAACCATTCATTACGTTCAGCCCACTCATTTGCTTTTGGATCAGTAACTCTCTGTCTCTGTTGAGTAGGCTGTGGTGTAACTGCTTCTTCCTGCTCTGTTTTTTCTAGTTTTTGAGCAAGATTATTTTTGTAGGTATGAACAGTCTTTAAATCTGATTGAGCATTATTTAAAATCTCTTGAGCTTTAAGAACTTTTTCTTTATCTCCCTCATCAAAAGCTTCCATATAAGCTTGTCTTGCAAGTTCGATATTCTGTGTTAGTTGTTTTTCGCTTGCATTTAAACTGCGATTTGCAATAGTATCAACTTCACTGCTTTTTACTTTTAGATTACTTTCCAGTTCTTCGTTTTTTCTGATAAGCTCTTCAATTGTTTCTTCACGTTCTTTACGTTGACGAACTAACTGTCTAATTCTTTTCTCAGCACCGTTAGTCTCAATTCCCTGTAATTCCGGTGGTTCTTCTTCTTTAGGCTTGTTTTCTAATTTTGGCTCTTCTTCTTTAATCTCTTCTTGTACTACTATAGCTTCGTCATCTTCTTCAATCTCAAAAGCTACCTGTGTACTCTCACTATCTTCCGGGATTGTAACGGTTTCCCAATTGTCGTTTTCGTTACTCATTTTATTCTCCGTTGTTTACGATACAAACGATTTACGTTAATAATATTATATCACACTATATTACTTTTCCCAAATCAGTTAGAACTTTTTCCCAAATTAAACGTGGGATCAAGGTCTTTAGCGTCTTCTACTTTCATAACAATTTGATCATCAAAGAGAAGAATAAGTCTGATGCCTTTATAAAAAAGTTTAGTTCCTGCATGTTTGCCATAGCATACGTAGTCTCCTACATTACACCATGCTCCAGCAGGGAACTTATCTTTATCCATATAAGCCAAGTTTCCCAGTGACAGAACCTGTGCTACGGTAGTAAGATAAGACATATCTTCTTTAGTAGAATCTGGTAGAAGAATACCTCCCTTAGTAATACCCTTAACTGAAACAGGTCTTACCAAGACATGGAAGCCCGGTATAGTGGGTAGTGGGCTGGGATCGGGTGCGTCGTCCTCAGTAATCCACATATCGTTTTTTAGTGCGCCACCTAAACCTACTTGTTGCATTTTTAGTCTTCGTCCTCCATATATATACGTTTTTTTACAATGTTTATTAAATTATCTCTGGCCCATTCTAGGCTAGTGATAGAACCAACAATTTGTCTGTAGTGTGAGTAGTCTTCCGCAGAACCATTACCCAACGCTGCTTTTAAATTATTAATTTCACTATCATACTCTTTTTTTACCTCATCCCAAATGTCCATTACTAGATGTACATGGTACTCTTACGAGAGGATTTGATTGGTTCGGGAGTTTCCCATGTTTCTTTAGGCCATTCGTTAAGCGCACTACGAGTAGTACGACCACCTGTAATCCCTTGTGCATAGGGATCACCAAAAGTTTTACCGGTATCCTTCACATGTTCGGGATAACCTTTACCCTTCTTCATCATTATTCATCTCCTGTTGTTGTTTAACAGCCATTTCTACAAGAGCATTAAGACCCTGTGTATTGATGTCTGATTCTGTTTGCATTTCTTTTTCTAACATATCTTTAATAGTTTTCATTACTTCTCGCTGGTCTTCTTTATTTAGTTTGAACTCTTCTATTATTGCTTTGGTCATGAGTTCCTGTTGTTTTATTTTTTCTTTACTGGAACGATTTGCATCTGCATTATCACGTTTTAGATTATCAGTTGCCGTTGCTTTCATCATTCCAATAATTTGTTCATTTTCTTCAAGCTCAAGTTTCTTATTCTTCAATTCGAGTTCGGCTGCATTTGTTGCAGTATCGGACTGAAGTTTTTGTTTTTCAAGCTCAACCTTGGCTTGCTCCAAAGATACCAGTTGCTGTTCAGGAGACTGAGCCATAGCTATAGCCTGATTAGCATTAAGAACCTGTTTTGCTGCCTCTGCCAATACCATTTCAACTGCTGCTGGATTACCAGCCTGTTCAGGATTCTGCTGTACCATCTGATCTGCCACACCACTCATCTGTTCCTGATACTTCATTACAGAATGTTCTTGGATGTTTGCTTGAATAATTGGAATAATACGCTGCATGATAGGATTAGCACCGTTTGCAGGGTCTTGCATATAAGCCATCTTAACCTGAATATGTGCATCATGGTTCTGACCGGGGAATGCCGCAATAGGCACACCCTTGGTAGCAGCCATGATATCAGATACAGGATCAAGCGGCTTTGGCTCAATCTTTGGTGGGAGTATCTGATCAACATTGGGCATGTTGGCGGCGTTAAGAATTGTTCTGTTAAGTTCTTCCAGATTAAACATGCCCGGAGGAGACTGCTGTGCCATTTGCAGGGCCATGTTTGCCATCATCATACGATGTGCGTTGCTTGGAATGTTAGGATCACTGACAGGAATAATATCTACCCGTCCGTCAAAGTCCTTCTTAAAAATACTACGATCTTCATAGGGAACATCATATGGATATTCTTCTGGGAGATAATCATAATCAATACGAGCAAGGATTCTGAACTCATCCTTCTGTGACTTATGTATTCTTTTATGAATAGCCGTGAAGAATTTACTACTTGCCTCAAGCAAAGCCATAGTTGTTCCAACAGGTCCATAGGAGGCAGCATCGGAGATAACCTGCTCCGTGCTGTCCGCAAACTTCTGACCAGCATTAGCCACGAAATTCAGCATCTGGAATAGAGTAGAGGAAGGCTCTTTGTAGGGGAGGGGAATAATAGCCTTTGACAAATCTATACCAGTTGCCTCAACCTCCTTGAACTCGCCGGGAGCAATAGGAGAGTTGTCGCCAACCATCCTAACTCCTTTGGCCTTAAAACCACCCGGTAGATTTGCAAACTGCCCTGCATCTATCAGCGAACGCATTGCCGCAGTAGCACTCATAGTCAAATTACCAAGGAAGTGTATAAGACCAAGACCATAGAAACCAAAGCCGGGAACAAACCTATAATGCACAAAGTGATTAATTTTTTCTTTGTTCGGGTCATCTTGCTTATAGTTCCTACGAACACTTAGTACCTGTCTCGACTGTTGATCTATAGTTACAATATACGGACAGGCTTGTTCTTCATCTTCAATCTCCAGATAACAGTGTTGTTCCAGAAGAACATATTGAGGATCGTGATCTGATGTAGGAGACAGACCAATAATTGTATCCATCTTTTCACTGAAAGATGTGCTGGGATATGCAGAAGGAGAAGTAAGCTCAACATCTGAATAGACACCAGCTTTCATATCTCTTTGCAGTTCAACAGGACTACGATATATTACATGTGTGTAACGATCTGCATTTGAAAGATCAGTTGCATAGTAAGAAATATAAAACTGATCAATAGGAATAAACTCAGACTTGGGACGCTTAACAGTTGCATCATAGTACAACTTTTTAAATGCAGAACCAATCAAGGGGAGGTGAAACAACATTCTTTCAAACTCATCAAAGTATTCGGGCATCTGCTCCGTTACTTGATAGTTCATAAAGTTCTGTACACGGTTAGCCTGTAGTTCTTTTTCAGTTGTGGACTTGCCAAATATCTGTGCCTTGACAGGACCGCTGGATGGGAATAATTCTCCTGATGCTTTGGATTGGAACTTGACAGCAGACTCAATCAACAAGGGATGTACAGCAGTACATGCACCCTCAAAAGGTTCTGTACCCTGCTCCAGCTTCAGACCTAGCAGATCAAAGCCACGTTCAAACATTGACTCCCACTCAGCACGGGAGTCTTTGTCAGCTTCAAAATTTTCTAATACAGTTTCTGCAATATCTGCAAGATCATCTTCATCCATATCGTCAACCATATTGCCATACCATTCGGCAATATCTTCAGAAGCCTTCATCTCAACAACCTCAGAAAAATCTACAGTAACTCCTCCATCATCATCAAGTTCAAAAGTTGCACCACTATCTTCTTCAGCTACAAGCGGTATAATATTTGTTTCTTGTTTTGATATTGTATCAAAAGGGTTACGTTCTGTTGCCATTATGCTATATTCCTATTCAATAATTCTGAAGCAGTTTTTCTTCCGTATATTTGTTCGAGTATTGATTCTATATTTGTGGACGATGCTTGTTTTTGTTCTGGTCTTTTAAAGGGTGTCACAGTTAATTCAGGAGCGGCTATTGATGCTGTTTGAACTGGAGGAGTTAACTGTGGAATCAACTCATCATCGCCTAAGTCTATATCTATACTTTCTTCTGGGCTTTCAGCCTGAGAACTAATGTCAGCAACACTAGCAGAAGGTGATCCTAGATCATTTCCCTTTCCTGTTCCTGAATCCCTAGAGTCTACATCATCAACTGATTCTTCTTCTGTACCAAATACAGAATCAAAAAAACCTTCAGCAATGGCTGATGCACTTAAATCAAAGCCGGTTGCTTCTTCGGCTACGGCCTGTGCCGCAGATAAAGCTGCTTCATCAAGACTGCCGGGAATTGAGGATAATCCTAAGGAATCTACCAGACCAGCTATATCTTTACCTAGTTCACTGGGCGAGTCAAAACCTAGAGCCGACCTCAAACCTAGTCCCATATTTATACTTCCTGGCATACTAATTCCAAGAAGACCACCAAGAATACCCGTAAGACTAGGCATACTTTGAATTGCATTAAAATGAGCTACTGCTACATCTCTAGCAGCATTGCCCATTTCACTTAGACCCGCTGCTGTTGAGTTTGGACCAGTATAGGAAAAACCTCCTACAGCAGCAGGACTTACTTGTCCTCGTGAAAGACCATACTTATCTTCAACGCTACGTGCAACACTAAGATCAAAATCTTCTTCAGCTCTATCTATAAGGCCAACAAAGTCTCTATCAACAGCATCATTATATCCAAATATACCCATGTCCATTAAATCTTGCAAGCCTTCAGCTTTTTCTGCTGCTGATCTTGCAGACAACGCTTCTACTTGTGCGTCTAGTTGTGCTTGAGTTGCTAGAGAAGATTGCCCTGCTTCTGCTACGTCTGAAGCGCCGACGTCTTCCGATCCCGGTCCACCTGCTTGTCCTCCGTCGTAACCCGGATCAGTATCCGGGCCTGACGGACCACTACCAAAATCTCCGGGTCCGCCGTAGCTGCTAGATTCGGATGCTCCTGCGGCAGCGGCTGACATCCCATCAAAGCCGCCCGATGCATCACCCTCATCGCCCTCACCACTACCAGCACCCTCAAAACAAAAATGTCTCTGCTCATAAGGATTTAGACCTAGATAGTCTAATTGTTCATAAAGATTATGTCTAGATTTTTTATAACAATGTAGCATACTGTAATGTCCTCTTATTCCCCTTCTGCCTAAAGTACTGTACTTTTCCCTTAACACCAGCAGCTTTAAGTGCGTTTATTAGATGTGATTCTTTACTTCTCATTTCTGAAAACACTCCACCATAAGGAGCTATACAGTCTACTATCCAAGGTATGACTCCAGTATTCCAATCTTTTGCTTGTAATCTTTTTGTTTGCGATGCGTATTCATCAGAAATCTTTTGAGATAGAAACGTCCATGTTGCAAAAAATAGAGGAGTTCTTTCATTAGATACAATAACATATTGATTAGATTTTACAGCAGGTAGAATTGTATTTACTATATTATATATTGTATATTTTCTGTAGAGTGGTGCTGTATTTAAAATATATATTATTTTTTCTAATTCAGTCATCCTATTATTATAGCATACTTTTTTAAGTTTCCCAAATCATACATTCCAGTAAGTGGCTACTTTCTCTCTGGGTTCATCATCGTATTCAGGATCGTCAGGATGTGTAAGATGCCATGAGTCTTTCATGTAGTGTACTGCCATTGTCAGGGCATCTACCTGATCATCATGAGCTGCATTGGGAAACCGTATAAGTTCTTCTATGAGGTCATCTGCCCACTTCTTACCCTTGGGTATCCATAGCCTACCCGCTTCCATGATAGGGGTTGCTGCATAAACTCTGGATACCTTATCCCTGTCAGGTAGATATTCCATTACAGGCAGACCACTCCTACGCATATCCTGAATAAGAGACTGACCTGATGCTTTCTTTTCAACCATACACACGTCTGGCTTATGGTTGTTGTAAAGTTTCTGAGCAAGTCTTCTAAGTTCAGGGTACTCAAAACGTCCCTTGATGTTACCTAACAGTATCAGGTGCGAAGCAAAGTCTTCATAACCATCATCGTTTTGATTATGCATGTGGAAGATACCCCATGTCTGGATAACACTGTAGTCAGCAGTATTGGATGTGGAGAATGCCGTATCAAATGTCTGAACAACAAAATCACAACTGGGCGGTTCTTCGTCTTCCCACTCCTTGATCCAGCGTTTTTTTATTATACCACCCTCTTCAGGTGTGGGGTCTTGCATATACAGAGCGTTCCAGTACCGGCTACCATTACTTGCCTTGATCTCACTCTCATCCATCCTGAGTATTCTGTCAGATTTCCACTCAGGGAAGTAACTGCCACCTATAGGAAGGTTAAGTAATTTTGATGATTCTTCGTCTACCCATGCAGGTATCCTTACCACCTCCCACGGTATAGTTTCGTAGTCAGACATATTCTCCTGTTGCTTCAGTAGCCATCCACAGAGATCATCATAGTGATACCTTGTATTTATTATTACAATAGCACCATCAGGCATGATACGTGTTCTGAGTCCCGCAGGATACCACTCTTTGATGAACCTTCTTCCGGCACTGGAGATCGCATCCTCTTCCGACATAGCATCATCAAGGATTGCTACATGAGCGCCACGACCAGCAATCTGTGATCTGACACCGGCAGCATAGTATGTACCATTATGATTTGTCTTCCACTTACCAGCAGCCCTGACATCAC